GTCCTTTCACTATGAATGAGACTGTTAGTAAGCAAGGCGCACCTACTGTCACGGGCGTTGTTTATGGATTCCATGAGGATGAGAACTACAAGTATCTTGATGTTGAGGTAACTGCAGGTCCTTGGGCAATTACAGACACGATTATTGGTGGAGAAAACTCTACATCCGCACAAATCAGTGCTATTGAAGATCGTCTTCATATCATCAATCTTAAGGGCGACTTTGTTGCAGATATTGAGTTCCTTGGTTATACCTCGGGCGCTACTGCACAACCCACATCATTCCTCAAGAATGAAGCATCGGTAACATCTAACACTGGTGGTACTCTGACAGTTGATACTGAATCTCTTACGGGTACATTTGAGAAGAATGCAGTCGTCTATCCTGCAACTTCTGAGAAGTATATTGATGTTCGCCAGTTCAACGGTCTTGAGGTCTCTGTTGGTGATAGAATCGCATCTGATGGTTATCTTCGCCTGGGTATCAGCGTTCTCAATGCTGCTAATCAGTTCAGAGTTGGTAACAGACTCTATAGAGTCATCAACAACATTCAGCAAACTGATCAGTATGCAATCATCACTGAGGTTGATTTGGATAATAACTACCTGTATGTCACTATGGCACAGGGATCCAACTTCGCTATTAATGATAACGTTGGTGATTATGGAACTGCAAGTTTCCCCGAAGGTTATGCACGTGTTACGACCGCTGCTGTAACTGCTGGTGCAGCATCTGCTCTGGTTCAAGATGTTAGACCTGCAGGTCTTAGTAAGAGACTTTATCTCACAGATGTCGCTGGTACATTCTCTTCCAGAGACGCTATTAAGAGTAGAGACGCATACAAGGCAGTTATTACTGACATTGTTGATCTCAAGGCACGTGTCAAGCGTTCGTTCAAGGGATTCGATGGTACTACAACCACCTTCGATCTTACGATTGAAAATGGAACTTCGTACCTGCCCGATCCTGAAGGACACCTGCTTGTCTTCGTTAATGGCATTCTGCAACCTCCTGGTGCATCTAATGCATTCACAGCGTTCTCTAACAGGATTCAGTTCACTGAGGCACCTGAACTTGGATCGTCCTTCACAGGATACTATGTTGGTAAACTGAGACAACTGGATGATATCTCGTTCGAGTTTGACTCCTTACGTCAGTCCTTCAACCTCAAGCGTAACGAGGTCTTCTACTCGCTCACGCTCACGGATGGTGTTCAGTCCAGCGTCATCAGACCTGAAAACAATATCATCGTTTCTCTTAACGGTGTTATTCAGGAACCTGGTGTTGGTTTCGAGATTGTTGGTTCTAGAATCATCTTCTCAGAAATCCCTCGCGTGGGTTCCACGTTCGTCGCGTTCTCTTACGTCGGTTCTGAAGCAGACGTTGATGCCGCTGAAATCGTTCCTCCCATTGAACCTGGTGACTTCATTGATATTCAGGGTGAGACAGAGGATCGTGAGGTTGCGGTTATCGAATCGTCTAACTCTCTCATCACCTTCGATTACCTTGGTTCAATCTTCGGTCAAGGTGCAGTCGGCAACGCTAACCTGACATCTGGTTTCATCGACACAGTTCAGGTCACATCTGGTGGATCTGGTTATACATCTAGACCTACAGTTAGAATCGACTCTATCTCAGGTTTTGATGGTAATATCCGCGCCCTGGTTGGTATCGCAAATGTTGAAATCAACAACGCAGGAACTGGATATGCTAATCCCGAAGTTTTGGTTGAAACTAGCGTACCCGATGATTGGACTGCTCCCGATCTGTCACTTTACGGCGAGGAAGCAATCGATCCAGAGATCGCATAAATAACTAAAAATTCCAGTAAGTAATGGCTAAACAAGCACTAAACCTTGGAGCTTCTGCTAATGACAATACGGGGGATACCCTCCGTATTGGTGGTGATAAAATTAATGATAACTTTAATGAGATATATTCTGCTCTAGGAAATGGAGTGAGTTTGACGGTCAGTGTGCTGAACCCATCTTCGGGTCAGGTGCTGCGTTATAACGGTAGTAACTTTGTTGCTGCTGATTATAGTAACTTGACATCCGCTTTGGATGTCAATGGAAACTCTATTATTTCTTCTAGTAATGGAAATATTCCTGTTGCTGCTAATGGTACAGGGGTTATTACTTTGGCATCTAATGCGGTCACCTCCACTTTTGGTGCCACTATTGATATGCCAACTAGAGTGAAATATAAGAACGAATATACTTCTCTTAGTGCTGCTCCTGCTGCTGCAGATTATCCTGGATATTTCTTCACTGTTGATGGTGCTGATGATCCATATGTAAACATCAATATTGCAACTGGCGGTGTTGGTGATGTGAGAGCAAAACTCCTTACTGAATATTCTAGTATTGACGATCTCTCCGATGTCGATATTACAACAACTGCTCCTACTGCAGGTCAAGTTCTGAAGTGGAATGCAACTGATAATAAGTTTGCTCCCGCTGATGATGATGCAGGTCTTGGCAGCATCAACTTGTTTGCTACAGTTGCTGGTGATACTGGATCTACCACTGCTAATGCTGCAGCAGATACATTGACGATTGCTGGTGGCACTAATATCACAACCTCAGTCACTGGTGATACAGTAACTGTTGATTTTAGTGGCACTCTTACCACTACGTTTGCTGCTCTGACTGATACTGATACCACTGGTCTAACCCAGGGCGATAATATTTACTATGATGGCACAGACTGGGTTAGATCCCCTGGTGGCAGTCCAATGCTTTGGTATGAGTTGGGCGCTCCTGTAGAAAATGCTAGTAGCGACTATCTAATCAATGGACCTGGACTCCCTGCTGGTGAGAATCGTGATCCAGATCTGTATGTTTACAGAGGGTTTACTTATGCTTTTGACAACACTGTCGAAGGTGGCGGGCACCCATTTAGAATCCAGAGCACACAAGGTTTGACTGGAACGCCTTATACAACAGGTCAAACTGGTAGCGGTTCATCGATCCTTTATTGGACGGTTCCCTTCGATGCTCCTAGTACCCTGTATTATCAGTGTACTCTGCACGCGCAAATGCAAGGCACTATTAACGTAGTATAAGGTTTATAAATGGCAAGAGAAGTTCCTGGATCTGGCGCAGTCATCAAGCCAATCTTTGACGAAGTATTTGGCGTCCGCGCAGTTGAGTTAGTTAGTGGGGGTAGTGGGTATGATCCTGCAGATCCACCTCGTCTAACTATTGATGGTTGTGGCACGCCAGACCAAGAAGCGTTGTTGTATCCTATTATCGACGCAGACTCTGGTAAAATTGTTCATGTCCGTGTTCTTGAGAGAGGTAAAGGATATGACCCATTAAGACTTCAGATTGTTCCTACTTCTGAAACTCCTAGTGTTTTAGATTCTTTTGATATCAATAGAATCTGGCAGAGACATCCAAACTCTCTAACTAGAGGCACTTTCCAGACTGCTGGCACTCCTCCTGTTAAAAACGATAGACTTCGTATTGAATCTGATAATCATCCTAAACCTACTTGGACAAGTGCAGAAGCAGTTCCTGGTGGTGGTCCTCTTGTAGATCGTTCATTTGATCAAGTATTCATCTATAGAGGTGGTAAAGATGTTCCTAATCCTGGAACAAGAACATTCCAAAATAATAAATCGCTTGGCATTTTAGCAAACGGTGGTCTGTTGCATACCCCTGAATGGGGAACTGTTGGTAATGTTCCTATCAACTTTTCTATCGATACCGTAAAATATGATTATGTAAAAGATACTAACGCTGATGATGCTATCGTTGATGGTAATGTTCAGTATTATCAAACTAAAAATGTTATTAATGAGTTTGATAATACAAACGGTGTATTTGAGTGGGGTAAGTTTGAGCAGTTCACTTGGAACATTAAGGTAGAATTTGATAATGTGATGTTGACCGTCAATAATATTGACGAGACATTGGCAGAAGTTGAAGTTGGTAGAACTGTAACTGAAGTTGGTGGAACTGCTAGTGGTGAGATTGCGAAGATTGTTAAGAATGCTCAAAATGTAATTACCAGAATATACCTTAGAGATGTTACAGGAACATTTGAAGATACTGACCTTCTTCTTGGTTCTACAGGATTCGGTATGCGAGTCAGTGCAGATCCAAGAACATTCCCAAGCGGAATCTTCTATATTGATTTTGGTGCCGAAGCTAGTGAGTTCGGTCCTTTCTCTCCTGGTGTCTATTATTTTGCTCCAGAAAACATCAGAGTTAAGAGAAACTATCTGATTGTTTGGAATCAGGTTGACGCATCTAACCAACCATCTGCATTACATGCTCAAGGGCATCCGATGCAGTTCAGTACGACTCAAGATGGTACTCTGAATGGGGGTGCTCTGTACTACACCAGTACTGGTGCATCTGATGCTCCT